GCCAGACGCTCTTGCTTCTCCAGTTCGGCGTTGAACTTCTCCACGTTCCCCGCGACGATCGTCGGCTGGTGAATGTGGTAGTTCTTCGTCGTCGGCGTAATGGTCGGACCGCCAGCGGGCGCTCTGGTAGGCGCCACCACAACAATCGGTGCCACGACGACACCGGCGGTAACCCCGACTGGTTGCCCACCTTGCCGCTCGTAGAACTCGTCGTTGCTCTTGGGCTGCGGATCGGCGTGCTTCCCCTTCGGTTGGCCCGCCTCATCCGGAGCCCCCGTGCCTTCCGGGAGCAGGATTCCGGCGAACTCCCGTCGCGCCTCGTCCTGCCACGCCGGGTCCTTCAAGGCCGCGAGATAGGCCTTCTTCTGCGCCTCAGCCAGAGATGTGCCAGCCGCCGCGGCTTCGGTCTGCGCGGTCTTGAGCTTCGCCTCACCGCCCAGCCTGGCCAGGTCGATCGTGGCCTTGTCACGGGCCGCCTGGTCGGCGTTGAGCTGCTTCACGAACGCCGGGGTGATGCCCTTCGCGACCTTCGCGATCGTGCCCGGGGCGGTCTGCTCCAACTTTTCGAGTTCGGCGATCACCGGCTCGGACAGGCCAGCCTTCACCAGCGCCCGGACATTCGCGACCTCAGATGTCGAGGTCTTCGCCGTGTGCGAGGCGCGCGCCAGCACATCACGCAGCGACACGCTCTTGTCCCCGGACGCTTCCTTCTCGGCCTTGTGGAGGTCCTCGTTGGCCTTCCGCTGCCGGACCCGTGCGTCCTCCAGCCCTTTCTCGGCGGTCATCAACGCAACCGTGTCGGCCTTCCCGCCCTGCTTGGCCTTAGCGAGACGCGCCTCCGCTGCTTCCAGGCGCAGCGCCTCCGCCTCCGGGTTCCCACCGCGCTTACGGACCGCGTCCTGCGCGGTGAGTACAGCCGCCTCCGCCGCCGCGATCTGACCGCGGCCCGCGCCACCAGCACCGGCACCCGCACGAGCGGCCTTGACCCGTGCCTCAGCGATCGCCAGCGCCGCGACGGCAGCCTTACGTTCATCGCGGGCGTTCATCAGCAGCGACGCATCAGGCTTGTCCGGCAGCGCGTCGAGCAGACCACCCAGAGGAACGTTCGCCGCGTCCTTCACGTACGAACGAGACTCCAAGTAGGCGTGGGCGTCCTTCACGTCGATCGCGGCGGCCGCCACCCGCCCCTCAGTCCGCCGGACCACACCTTGCGCGCGGACGTACGGGTCCGACGACTTCGCCGCGTTCCTTATCGCCTGCAACTCGGCTTCCTGCTGTCGCAGCTTCTCTCGCGCCTCATCCGCGCGGGCGGCGTCATTGACGCCAACCTCGTACGGATCGCGGGCGCCGAAGAACTGCTTGCCGAGTTGCAGCACACCCGCGTCCTTCGACATGAGGTGTTTCGCGCTCGCGTCAAGGCTCGCGATGAGTTTCTTCGTCTCCTCGATGGACTGCGCCTGCTCGATCGCGTCGCGGTTCTCCGCGTTCCGACGGGCCAGTTCCCTGGCGGCGCTGAACTGGTTCAGTGCAGACACACCAGCGCCGATCGTGACGACCCCCGCCGGTGTACGCGCCGCCGCGAAGAGCGCGCTTCCCGCAACCCGACCAACCAGCCCACCGCCCCCTCCCCCCGCGGCCGCGGTCTCCGCAGCCGCCGCACGAGCCGCAGCCCCCGCGACACCGTCGTACGAACGGGCGATCAGCGCGTTCGACGCGACCGTCCGGGCCGTCTGCCCAAACAAGAACACCCGGGCCGTCCCGACCGCATCCACAGCCTTCTTCGCCACATAGGCTCCGGCGCTCAGCTCGATCAGATGGCGGGTGGTCTCATTCCCGGCCACGAAACCGATCGTGTCCCCGAGCTCCCTCACCGCAAAAGTCAGCTCCGGCAAGAACGGCTTCAACGTCTTCGCCGCCGCCTGCTGCGCGTTGTCGTACAAGTTCGACAGCTGCCCAGACAGGGTCTTCGCCGCCCGCTCCGCCCCACCGTGGAACCGCTCCTCGAGCCCGTCCAGGATCTGCTGCGCCGCGAGCTGCCCATCAAGATTGAACTGGCCAGCATTGATCTGGTCCTGCAACTCCTTCCGGCTCATGTTGTTGGCCTTGGACAAGATGTCGAAGACCGGCAGATGCCCGGATTCGACGAGTTGCCGCAGATCCTGCGCGTTGACCTTGCTGGAGTTCCGGATCTGCGACAAGGCCAGGGCGACGGCCGTGAGTTGCTCACTGTTCCCACCCATCGCGCCGACCGCATCGGCGATGGCCGTGATCTCCGGCATCAGCTCCTTCGCCGGAACACCCATCGCGACGAACTGCTGCGAGATGTTCAGCAGCTGGGAGAAGTTGAACGGGGTCTGCCGGGCGAACGTCTGCAACTGCCCGATCAGGTCCTGAGCCTTCTTCTCCGACCCCAACAGGGCCGTCAACGACACGTTGGCCTGCTGCACCTGCGACACCGACTGGATCGCGAACCGCGCTGTCTCATAGCTCGCCAGCGCCGCAACCCCCCGGGCCAACGACAACCCGCCAGCGCCCGCCGCAGGCCCAGCGGTTTCCTGAGCACGACGGGCCCGCACTGTCGCCACAGCCAGACGTTCCTGCGCGACCAGCAGCCGCTCCTGCGCCCGCAAATCGGCCTGCAACCCCGTCCGCCCCGACGCCCGGACCCGCTGCAGCTCCCGTTCGGCGTCCGCGACCCGACGCTGCTCCATCGCCGCCCGCCGATGCGCAAGCGTCAACCCGTCCGTCGCCTGCTCCAGCTTGGTCACACCGCCCGCGACAACGGTCGCGCTGCTCCCGAGCTTGTCGATCGCCCCGGCGACACCCCCCACGTCCTGCATCGCGTTCCCGACGCGGGTCTCCAAGCCGACGCTCACCACATAGTCAGTCATCGTCGGTCACTTTCCCGTCGATCACATTCCCGTCGGCGTCACGCGGGAGACTGTCCCGGTGCCGTAGGACCGGCCGGGCACCGTCAGCGGCCTCAGATCGGTCTTCGCTCAACGCCTGAATGTTGCGTGCCTCCTGCGCCAGCACGGCACACATTTGGCACACATGGATGCCGCCGATGTACGCCTCCGGATGGCCGCCCTGCGACTCGTCCCACTCGGCCCGCTCAGTGCCGCACCCCGGGCACAAACTGGCCTTGTACGCGTGGAACGCGAGAGCCTTCTGCCGATCCTGAGCGGTGAACAGCGCCGGACCGCCATGGAAATGCGACAGGGAAACCCCCAGTCGCTCACAAACGGCGAGCTCAGCCATCAGACCGCTGTCTCGCCGGACCCTTTTCCCCAGTCAGCAACCTCACGGCTGCCCTCGCACGTCAGCAAGGCCGTCGCGAACACCGACGCTGCTTCCGTCCGGCTGAACCGCGACTTCGGACCGTAGAACACCTCGTGGGCCTCATCCGCGCTCACGAAACCCGGGAAAGTGCACGTCGCTGCGATCAGCGCCGGCGGGAACGTCTGCGGGTTCCAGCGCAGCCCGGCGCCGCGTTCCTTCTCCTGCTCATCGGTCGCCGGATACTTCCCGACCAGCTCATCGAACAGATCATCAGGTAGACCCTCGAACGACAACTTCACAACCGAACCCTGGACCTGCTTCCACACAGCCACCAACGCCGCGTTCGCCTCCGCCAACGCGGTCTCGGTGTCCGCCGTGGCCTTGGCCTCATGCAAACTCTCGGCGTCAAGCACCGCCTGCTGCGCCCGCTCGACCTTTTCCTTCGCCGCGCTCGTCAACAGCACCTCGTAGTCACCGGTGAGACGCTCCCGGCCCAGCAACTGCTGGATGACGGACTGGCGGTCCTGATCGGTCATCGAAAACTCCGTACTGACCGCCAGGCCCTCTGACGTTATAGCCGCTGCTCCTCGGTCCGGGGTCTGGCAGGGAACCGCCGGAGGGCCTAAGCGAGTCGGATGACCCGGTGCTGATCGTCGCTAGGCAGCGACGCCGTTCTTCCCAGGCTTCCCGGTGACCGCCACGTCGATGACCTGCGTCGCCGCGACGTTCCCGGTCATGTCCAGGCCGCTGTTCCACTCACCCAAGCGCACCGGCCACGTCTCGACGCGGCGGCCAGTGACCTTCCCCTGCGGGAAGATGCAGACGAACCCGGCGGTGCCATCTGCGAGGGCGGTGCGTATCGCGGTCGCCAGCTTGTCCTCGTAGTAGGTCAGCGCCGAGTCCGCAGGGGTGATCTCCCCGGGGATGTTGCCGGTGAAGTCGATGTCCGCGTCGGGCGTCGGGATCTTCGACGGGTTCGAGCTGAACCCCGTCAGCCCCGACAGGCCAGGGGTGATGTCAGCGCCAGCGGTGACTTCTATTGATGTCGGGCCGGCGGTGACCGACGCGACCGCCGGCAGGAACCACAGCTTCGTGACACCCCGGCGGTAGAACTTCGTGATGGCGGTCATCGGTCAGGCCTCCGACGGGTAGCTGGCTCGGATCGCCGCTGCACGCTCGGCGTTGTTCTGCGCATCGTCGAGGTTCACCCGGCGCGTCTCGGCGAGGTCCTCGAGCTCGGCGGTTGTCATCCGGTCCAAGTTCGCCGGTGGCTCCTCCGCCGCATCGGCCGTTTCGTCGATCTCCCAGCCCTTTTCGGACCAGAGTTCGTCGAACGCGGCGCGGGTCGTCTCGAACGGAGGTGCCTCGGGCAGGTCGGGGTGCTTGAGCGTCACTCTGTCCACGGGATGGGCCTCTCGTCCTGCGTCACGCCATACGGAATACGGCGACTGTATATGTCTCGGGCGTGTTGAACATCGCGCCACGCGGCTCAGTTGCCCCCGGGCCGTCCGAGGCGCACGAGGCGACACTGAGGTGCGCCGGGGCCGTGAGGGCGTCCAGGGCGGCTTGCAGCGCCGCCTGAGTGAAGATTCCGCGGGCCCAGTCAGCGGCTGCCGCGCACTGATCCCGGAGCTTCCCGACAGCGGTGAGCTGATAAGGCAGGGAGGCACCGCCGAACAGGTCGTGCGCGTCGGCGTCCCGGAACACCCCGGGCATCTCGGAGAGCACGAGGTAGGCGTCATCCGGGTCTGGAAGCGGGTCTGGTGGCCTCCCGTCCCCGACCGGCAGACCAGTGCCCGTGGCAAGAAGGCCGCGGATCGTCGATGTCAGGACCTGCCGCAGCAGTGGCGTTGGGGTTGTCATCGCCGCAACGCCATGACAGTGGCCTTCCCGACGTCGAGGCGGTACGGCTCCTCGAGAAGATGCAGCGCCGGTCCGAACGCCGGGTAGGGAGGCTGGTGATAGAGCCGGCCGGCAGAGTCGGTCATCCCGAAGAACCCGCGTTCGAGACGCCGAGCCTGAGGTTCGTTCGTCCCGACGCGGCTTCCGATCAAGTGCGGGGTGACGGTCAAGGCCATGGCGACGGACCGGCGCAGGTCACCTGTCTGCGCCCGCGGGCCGACCTCACCGGCCATCCCGCCCCCTGCTGGTGTGAAGTACACCCCGGAGCGGCCGGACATGTTCACGCGGACTG